AGGACCTTGCACATATCCAGATGTGGCTCCAGCCGCTTCTTTTGCTGCCGCTGCCGCACGCTCCATATTGCTAGCGAATGTACCGGACGACCCGGCTGCGGCTTGCGTGGCTTTGGCAACAATGTTCTGCTGATAGGCGGCATCTGCTGCTTGCACCTTTCCATCGCGTACTGCTACCGCTGCCCGCTCCTGCTGCTTGGCAACCTCGGCAACGGTTCCCGCTTGGATTTGAGCCAGATCCGCCGCTTCTTTGATTGCTTCAAGCGCCTTGTAGTGCTCGGCATTGGCAGTGCCTTGCGCTGCAGCCAAGCGGACAATAGCCTCCACCTCTTTAGCTTTTTGCTCAGCGGAGACAACCGCTAGCCTTGCCTTTTCAACCTCGGCGGCAATTTGCGCTTGTGTTGCTTGCAGTTCAAGTTCAGCTTGCCTAACAGTGATGTCATAGATATCTTTGGCGGCCTTGACTCGTTGCGTTTGATTCTGCGCGTTATCAAGTTGACGCTGCGCTTGCTGGAGCAGTACATCATTGATCTGCATCTCAGCTTGCAGGTAAGCCTGCGTGATCGAGGTGCGCTGATTGGCTACGGCATCAACGACTTTGGCGGATGCGTCAGCCGCTTGTCCTGCCTCTTGGATGGCTTTGGTGACGGCTTGCTGTTCTTCCTTTAGTTTCTTTGCTGCTTCTTTGGCGTCGTCGATCTTGGGCGGCAAGCTGGAGTAGTTCTTGACTGATTCGGCTGCTGCCTCATTGACTTTTTGCTGTTCTTCCTTGAACTTGCCGACTTTATCGTTGGTCAGCCCAAGAAAACCAGCAAGCCTGCCAACCTGCTCAGCGATGAATTGAAAGACTGGATTCTGTGATAAAGCCTTGAAGCTGTCAATAACAAACGCAAGGACTTTAGAGAAGTTGCTGATAACGCCAATGGCACTCTCAAGACCTTTGATCAGGATGCTTTGAATTGCCACGCGAATAGCATCAAAGTCAATGTCTTTGAATGCTGCCTGCAGTGATTTGATGACCGGTTGGATCGCCTCGTAAACCTTGGGGAAGATCACATTCCCCAGATAGCTCCACCAGTCGGCAAGCATCTGGCCGACAGCCGCCAAGCCCTGGGCACCAGCAACAACGGCAGGCGCAAAGACTTGGCCGATGCTGTTGAGCAGTTGATCCGTTACCTGCCGCAGGTTGTTGAATGTCTGCTGTTGTGCCGTCAGCTTGCCGTTTAAGTTTTCGGCTGCACCTGCTGCGCCGGACAATGCCTCATACAAAACTTGGCTTGTGATCTTGCCGTCTTGCGCCATGCCTTGCAGCTCGCCGCGGCTCTTGCCGGTGGTTTGCGCAATCGCATCAAGCAACTGCGGCATCCGCTCGGCAACGATGACAAACTCATCACCGTTCAGCTTGCCCTTGCCTAGCGCTTGGCTGAGCTGGAAGAATGCGCCTGCCGCTTCCTCGCCCGCTAGGCCAGACTGCAATGCAATGGCGTTGAAGCCTTGATAGATCTGACCAGTCTCTTGCAGACCAAAGCCAACGCCTTTCAGTCGACCGTATACGTCAGCTAGAGCTTTGGTTGCGTCTGTTTGGGTAATGCCAAACTTTTCTGAGCTTTGCGAAGCCAGCGCCATTGCGGCGTTGAACTCCTCAGTGCTACTGGTCAGATTGCGCAGTCGTTGCTCAGCCGCGCCACGTTCAAATGCAACATTAAGCCCTTGCTGAACTGCCGATAGAGCCGCGGCTATTGACAGCATCGGGCCAAGTGCTGCCGTTAATGCGCCACCTAGGCCCTTTGCGCCAGTAGCTGCGGCGGTGAATCCGCCTTGCACATCTTGCGATGCAGTCTTGACGCGGTTAAGCTGCTGGATCGCGTTGGCGGCATCAACGTTAATCGCAACATTTGCTACGACTGACATGACCCGCCAACTGCTTCCTTACATTCTACGTCGACTAGCCTTCTGGCTTGCCTCTTCTCCTTCTTGGTATTCCACCTGATACATCAAACCCCATAGCTGCAGTTCTTCAAACGTCATCCGTTCAGAAAGTTCAGACAACGTATAACCAAGATCCCTGGCAAGCCGCATCATCAGCCGTAGCAGATGATCTTGCTTGACCAGCTTGATCAGTTTTTTGCGTCTACTTCCTCTTCGCTAGCGTCGTACTGATCTGTGATCACGGCCAACATCAGGCTTTGGAGGTCAGAATCGCGGACTTCGTTTTTCAGTTCAGCGATTTCACCAGCACGGAACAACGGGCGACCATTCTCGTCCAATGCCTTGGATACCAAAAGCTGCAGCGCAAACGCCGTTGCCTCATCTGAGCCAGCATCTTTCTGTGCCCGCTCTCGCTCCGCCATGGTCAGAGGCTTGCAGTAAAACTCAAATACCTCGCCGTCGCTCAGCTCGACTTGCTTTTTGATCGGCGTAAGGTTCGCTGCTTTCTTCAGCCGATCAAGCGCGCGCATAGACGAATTGGCAGATGCCATGCAAAAAATGTTCAGTTCATTGATACTTTAATCGCAAAAAAGCCCCTAGTGCAACTAGGGGCAATCAGCGATCAAGCAGAGGTGCTGAAATCGAAGCTAGGCGCACCGGCTGGACGGAAGGTGATTTCCACTTGCTGAGCATCATCAGGATTGATGTTCAGGCTGGCGGTCAGCAGCACAGCATCCATGGCAATGCTGCGGCTAAGCGCCTCGGTGCCTTGCTTGTCGGTGTACAGCTTGAAGCCGCAGCCAACCTGCTGGCGCTGCAGCACGTCTTCCACCATGCGGTTGGACAGCGCAGCGTCCTCGTTGGTGACGTAGATCGTTGCGGTACCGTTGCCGTCGGCAAAGCCAGGGATATATGCACGGAAAGGCGCATACTGGCCAGCGGTTTGGCCGATGGTGGTCACGTCGATTTCAGCGCGGCTGATTTCAAACGACCATGACTGCACCTGCCCAACAGCAGCGTAGTCGGCGTAGTACACCTCGAACTCGTTAGGTGCCACGGCTGTGCCGTCGTCGGTGATGGCAAGGATGGTGCCGCCAGCAGCGGTGGAAACTGTCAGCGCGCCAGTGGCTGCGGTGTAGCTCAGCACGTAGTAGGTGGTAGCTGCATCAATCGGAGATGGCAGCGTACCGGAACCAGATCCGCCGGTTTGGCTATTGATAACGCGAAACTTGACCGGATCACCAGCCTTGAAGTTCAGGTACGGCTGAACGGTGATGACATCAGTGCTGGCATTGACGCCGGATTCGGGGAAGTTGCCGTTAGTGCCGGCGGGTTTGTAGTAGAGAGCGCCGGACGTACCGGACAAAACAGTAACAGCCATGTTGTGAACGGTAGTGGCTAGATTCAGTCTAGATAGGCTTCAAACGTAGCAGTTAGCTGGGTTTGAAAGTAAGGCTCAGGCGCTGCCGGTGTTACTTGCGCTGGCCCTGAGGCTGCATCAAAGATAATGCTTGAAAACTTGGCGCGATCAAACAAATCCTTTAGCCGCTCTGCAATGGTGAAGTTAGCAGCAGTGCCCTGACCCTGCGGCGTAAAGACATTGACCACCAGCGTGCCAGTCTGGCGGTTGAAGCCAGTGCCACCAGTCGGCATCAGCGTGGCGTAGTTGTTATCGCCAAAGCGGATGAACGCTTGCACCCATGGCGTGTTGTTGGGTGGCGTAAATGGCACGTTCTGATAGCTAACCGGGTACGCAGGTGACAGCGCCATCTGCGTTGCAATGCGCCCTTCGATGGCAGCGCGAACGTCGTTGTAGGTGCTGCTCATGATTCTCTCCCGATGCGGTCAGCGTTGACGCGCACAAAGCCTTGGATGTCTTTAGCAATGCCTTGCACCCAACCCGCCGGCGCTTGTTTGCTGCTGCCATTGGCAAGAGGTTCTGCATACGGCAGGTTGTTGTGCACGCTGTACACGTTGCCTAGCTTTTCTTGCTGGTACCCAATGCGATCAATTTGCGGAATGCCGCTGTAGGTGCCTGCAGACTTTTCACCGCCTGGCGCCGCATTCTCCCCTACTTGCCAGCTAACACGAAACCGGCCAGTATCGACAGGGCTTGCTTGCTTAAGGCGGCTATCGGTCTCTAGCACCGCAACGCGCAACAGCTTTTCAAACTGCTGCCTCGCCGCCAAACTTTGCCATCAACTTGCTAGCAACCTTGCGTAGTGGTCCGGCTAATGCCATCAGAGCTTGTAAGCAACGACCGTGCCGCTAGTCAGCGTGATGCTTGTAAAAACGCCTTCAATTTCTGTGCTTGCTTTGAAAGGAATGGCAGCCAAAGTGTTGCCAGTCCAATCTTGAGCAGTCAAGCTAGCAATCACCGAATCCTCAAGCGCCACGATTTTGCCAAAGCGTCCGGTATGCGCTGCGGTGTCATCAATAAACTCAGCGCCGGGATATGCGTAACCCATGATCAGCTCCGCTTAATGGCAAAATTGCCTGGTCCACTGATTCTAAGCCCTGTGAGATATCGCTCCATCA